GTACCGGCGGAGGTGACGCCCTGCCACTCCTTGCCGACGATCTTCTCGACCCGCGCGAGCTGGCGGATCGGGTTGACCACACCGGCCGACGTCAGGATTACGGTCGGGTCGAGCTGGAACGGGACCGCGTAACCACCCTCGGTGTCAGTGCCGAGGGACTGGTTGGCACGGATGAGCGCGGCACGCTCTTCGGGCGTGCAGAGCGCGTCCGAACCGTTGCGGAGGATCTTCGTGAAGGCGGCCTCGTACTCCTTGGAGCCGGTAGCCAGCATGCGCTTGGCCAGGTCGCCGGAGCGGTTGTCCACCTCGTCGAGGAGCAGGTCTGCGTGCTCCTGGGCCTCCTCCTTGCCACGGACGCCGAACTGGGCGCGCTCGATGGCGCGCTTGGCGTTGTCCGTGGTCCGACGGACGTAGTCCTCGGGGCCGTTGGACTCCATGCGGATGGCGTCGAGGTCGTACAGCTCGGCGTCGGTCCGGGTCTTGATGAACGCCGGGGCGCCCTGGTCGGTGCCGCGCTCGGTGACGGTCACGCCGTCTTCGAGCATCTCGGCGACCTTGGCGGCGCGCTTCTCAGCGGCGGAGAGGGTGGCCTTCGTGGAGTCGTACTCCGTTTCGAGGTCAGACCACTCGGTCTGACGCTCTTCGTCCAGCGCGTCATCGCCGAACTCGGAGTGGATCGCCGCGAGGCGCTCCTTGATCTCCACGAGACGCGCCTGCATCTCGGGAATGGTCTTAGGCATCGGGACACTTACCTTTCACTCTTTGTCGAGCAGCGTCAGTCGACGCTCTCGCACTGACTTGTTGTGTCCCGAGGTGCCTTCGACTACAGGCGGCGTCGGGGGTGAGGTTTCGTCTTCGCGCTGCTCTTCGACTTCTTCGGACACCACTTCCGGGCCGTCCGGTTCGTCGTCGAGTTCAGCGGTCCGCGCGTACTCGTTCACCAGTGAGTCGCGCTCTGCATCGGTCAGCGAACGAACGCCGACGGAAGTTTGTGAGTAGGCGGGGAACACCACCGGGCCGACCTCGAAGAGGTCAACCTCGCGGATGGTGCGGCTGAGCGGCCCGCGCTCTCCTGGATCCCAGAGGAGCTGGTGCAACTCGTCCCGCTTGATGGTCTTGCCGTCCTTGTCGGTCCACTGGTCGCGAACGACCTTGAACCGGAAGGACATGCCGGAGATGGCCTCCCCCTCGATCGCCTGCCGGATGGGCTCGACGACGGGGTTGTCGAACAGGCGAGCCTTGACCTTCAGGCCGCTCTTGTCCTCGCTCAGCTCCTCGATCTTGCCGATCGGCACAGAGCCCGTACGGGCGTCGTGGCCGTGGTCGAACTGAAGGACCGGCTTGCGCTCCGAGATGGTCTTCTTGAAGGCACCCTTGGCGATGCGCTCCTTGAACTTGCCTTCCCAGGAGTTGATTTCGGTGTCGACGCCGAACACGGCGCCATACCCCTCCATCGTCCTGCCGTCGGAATCGTCGGAACGCTCTTCGTCGGTCAGCGGCGTGAAGTCAACCGCCCGCGTGCAAAGGCGATTTACATCCATCAGGTATCTCCTTCCTCGCGGGCGGGCCCGTCGTCTACTTCTTCTTCGGCGGGAACGGCTTCTTCGGCGCGGCCTTCTTCGCCGGGGGCTTCTTCTCGCCGGGCTTCGGCTTCTCGCCCGGCTTCGGCGGGTAGGGCTTCTCGCCCGGCTTCGGCTTCGCTCCCGGCTTCGCGGGTGCTGTCTTCTTCTTCGGGGGGAATGCCATCGCGCTTTGCTCCTGATCCTGGCTTGCCTGGCGTCTTGGTGGTAGGGCTGGGGCTGGCACCATTTTTGGCAGCCTTAGCGACCTTGTTCTGCAACGGGGTCGGCTTCGGGCCGCCCGCCGCCGGTGCCTTGGTGGCACCTGCCGCACCGCCGGGCTGCGCCGTAGGCAGGCCGTTGGGGTACGGAGGCTGAAGCTGTACGGAGAAGAGACCGGTGTGGTCGAGCAGGCTCCAGTCGCCGCCCTCCAGGATGGCCTGCCTGGCCGAATCCCAGGTGAAGCCGTCCTGGACGAGGCGAGTGATCGCCTGCGCCTCCTCCTTCATGACCTGCGCCTTCTGGACCAAGTCCTCGCGCAGGAACGAGATGTCGCGGTCGTCGTACCACAGACGGGCGTCGGACGGCTCCTTGATCAGGCTGGCATACGAGGAGCAGAGGGAGTGCCACAAAGGCCGTAGCGTGCGGTCGCCGAAGGCGTCCTTCGCTGCCTTGAAGTTACCCGCGTTCAGGGACGATCCCTGCATGCCCTCGGACAGGCCGACGATGACGGGGTGGATCTGGGCTGCTGCCGCGATCCTCGTCTCACCGGCGCCCTGTGTCGCCTTGAAGTCGAGCTGGCGCATGTCGTACATCATCGGGGTGACGTCCGCGCCACCGCCGAGGTACAGCGGCTTGTAGGCGTTGTCGGCGCTCTGGTGGGACTGCTTCATCAGGGTCATGAACTCTTTGAACTGCTCGGCCGTCACGGTCTCCTTGAAGGAGATCGCGAAGCTCGGCGTGGCGCCGTTCTCGAAGAACTTGCCCTTGTGCTTGGTGGCGGCCTTGTCGGCCATGATCTCGCGGATCACGGGGGTCATCCACGACATGCCCCGGTACTGTGCCTCGGGGTCGGGGATGGGTGCCCAGTGGGCGAACTGGTAGTCACCGGCGAGGTAGATCTTCCACTTCGTCCGGTCCTGCGTGCCACCGGGCTTGTAGAGGTATCCGGCGACGTCGGACTCAACAGCCTGGTCCGGCGGGGCCGTCAGGATGATGTCCACCCAGTCGGGGCGCAGGACGCGCAGCCTCTTGCCCTCGCGGACGCAGTAGTGGTTGCCGCCGATGTCGGCGTGCTGGATCGCCCTGTTGAGCAGGTTGACCGTTGAGCCGCCGGGCCAGGGCTTCTCGAAGATCTCCAGATCCTTGGTGCCGAACAGGTCGCCGGGGCGGCCCTTGCGGATCTTCTGCCACTGGAAACGGGCCTCGGAGAACAGGAACTGACGGGCCACCAGGCAGGCGAAGACAACACCGTCGGCCTTGACCGCCTGCTGGACATACCCCTCGAAGTCGTTACCGATGGCCTCGTAGTTGGAACTGGTGGAGACGTCGCCGTATCCGCCGAGCCCGTACTCGGTGCCCTTGTACTTCATGAACTGGGCTGCCCAGTCGTCCTGGGTCATTCGCTTTTCGGAATCATCCCCGCCAGAGAGGAGAGACCATACCTTGGACCAGAAAGCCACCGCGTGCCCTCCTCTTCTTTAGTCGTCGTAGAACGCCCACGGCACGGCCGCCTTGGGCTTCTCGAAGAGCACCTTGCGGTAGCCCCAGGACGCCAGCGTCACTGCTACTAGTGGTGATATGTCGGTAGCTGAATTCCGCTTGTCCCAGGCCCACTTGTCCGTGAGCACTCGCTTGTCGGCGCCCGCTACGGCGTTGTTGAGGGAGACTTGGTTCATGTGGACGATGTCGGCCGTCTCGCCCTTGCGGGGCTGAACGCCCGAATAGAACGACCCGCAGGCCTGCGCATACTCGGCGGTCGTCGGGGTAATCACCGTGATGTTCGCGGCTAGTAGCTCGTCGATGATCGAACCCGCCTGCGACGCTTTGTCGATGATGACCGCGTCGGGCTTCGACCGCTCCCAGATCTGCTTGATACGCCGGGTCACCCAGTCGCCGCCGGGGCGGTGATCCTGCATGATCTCGGACTGGGTGATCTCCACGTGCAGGTTGCTGCCGCTGTAGCCGCAAGCCGCGATACAGGAGAACTCCCGGTTCGGGGAGGTGTCCACCGCGATGACCTTGATGCTGCCGTCCTCGACGAAAGAGTTCTCGTCCGCTCGCGCGTTCCAGGACTGCTCGTCGATGACCGCCCACTGCTCGCCGTCGACAGGCCAGTCGCCGACCCCGAGGCGCTCCTGAGCGAAACCCTCGACATCCAGCGAACGGCGCTCCGACTCGACACCCTCTAGTGAAATACGTATTCCCAGGCCGGGGTTGGCCTTCGCATACGATTCGATGGCGTCCTGCTTGTCGTGTTCGTCGCAGGTCGGCAGACAGAACGCCGTGCAGGCGTCGATAGACCACTCGGCATAGAACAGCCTGGGGTCCGGGACGCGCGTCTTGCCGCCCGCCATCTTCACGCCGTTGATGGCGCGAGAGCGGACACGGCCGAACTGGGTCGACTCTTTGTCGCCAGCCGAACCCGTGTACCAGATCTGGGCGTTGGGTCGGGCAGACACCGAAAACATAAGCGCCTGCATCTGCTCCGAGTTGAGGTACATCGCCTCGTCCAGCGCGATGAAGTCGGGGGACCAACCACGGCCACCACCCTTGGTTCGCGTACGGAACCGGAGGCGCTGGCCGGACTTGAGGTGGATACCCTCGTCGCCGTGGGACTTGGTGATCTTGTCGATCTCGCGGTCGAAGTCCGGTACACCCTCTATGAGTTCGAGCATCCGGAGGAAGTGCTCCTTGGATGTATCGAACATGTGCGCCGAGTGCACCACCGTTCGTTCACCCAGAAGGAACAACCCAGCCAGCTCTCGGGCCTCAAGAATCGATCCCTTGCCGTTCTGACGCGAGACCATGAGCCCCACCTCGAACGCGGCCCACTTCCGCTGCCACTCTTCGGTGTACTCATTGAAGAACGTCTCATCCTTTACGGCGCACGACTTCTCTATGAACCACGCCTGCCACGGGTCGAGATACAGACCAGCCAGAGCGGCCAGCTCTGTGACCTCACGCCCCAGAGACCCCACGCTTATGGGATGGTGCTGAATCCTTGGCAGTTGGTGTCCGAGAAGACTTTCTTGCGCGTAGCTGGTCAAGTTCCGTCACCACCCCATCCTCGCGAGGAAGATCCTCGATCTCCTCCATCACCTTCATCAGGCGCAGGACGAGTGCCGCTGTATCTCCCGTACGGAGCTGACTGGCTTGACACTTGGCGCACCTGTTGCCCTCAAGCTCATGGGCCAGATACGAACGAATCGCTTCAAGCGAAATGCGACGGTCGCCCGTCGCTATCGCTTCCTCCAGGCTGTCGGCCACGGGTGCCCGCCTCCTAGACGTAGTCGAGCTGCATCGTGACGTCCACGCACGTAGTTCCGGCGGTTACGACGTTAAGGCGGATGAAGTCTCCCGCCACCATCGTCAGACTCTGCGCGGTTGAGGCGAGCGAGGTGGTGAGAGTTCCGCTAGTGGTTCCGTTGGTAGCGGCGTTCACCTGAGGCCTAATCGTGCCCCCCGTGGTGAGGGAGCGGGCACGTGCCCTCATGTTGATGATCCTGATGTCGCGGGGTGCCACCCAGAGTCCACCCTCGCTGGTCGATGCCAGCGTTCCACTTACGAAGAAGGTGATCGTCTCGAAGTCCGCCATGCAAGCGGCCGTTGTATTGATCGGCTCGCCGTTGGTAACGTTCCCTCGGATAATGTTTCCGGTCGCAGAGCCAGTTACGTCGATCGCGTCGGCTACCTCATTGCCGGAGCCGAACTTGCGAATGACGTTACCCATGATGACGTTGCCCGTACTCGCGGAAGCGGACGAGATTCGAATGGCATCGTAGGTTGCGTCGGTCGTTCGACCCGCACCCTTGATGTAGTTCTGGCTGACCTGATTTTCCGTAGTCGATCCCGAAAGGAAGATCCCTTCCTGGCCAACCTGGAAGATCCTATTGACAGTTACGGAATTGTTGGTTCCACCGTTGACCTGGATTCCCTGGGTTGTAGCGGAGGACCCGATGATGTTGTTTCCATTGCAGACCATGTCGTTGCAGGTCTGCAAGAAGATGCCCTGCTGGCCGGAGGTCGTGTAGATCTCGTTCTGGGAGACCGTAGACCTGTTGATGCCGTCCATGCGGATAGCACAGCAGGATGTCGGGCTGCTGACCGTCGTGGAGGTACCCATCACCGTTGACGTGATTACGTTGTTCGACACCATTACGTCGTAGAAGATGTTGGGCGGGTCGCCGTCCACCTCTATGCCGTAGAACTTGGTGTCCGTGATGACGTTGTTGCAGATCGCCAATCGGGGGCCGACGTTGGTCGAGTCGAAGCGGAAGCGGATGCCGCGCTCTTCAGATCCAGCGATGACGTTGTTCGAGACGATTGAGTCCTGGAAGGAGTACCCCTGAATGGCGTTCGACTTCGAGCCGACAGACTTGTTGTTGGTGATGATGATGTTCTGGTACAGAACGCTGGGCGAGTCCGTGTGGGCGCCTACGATCTTTCCGAACGACCCAAGTCCGGATCCATCAACGGCCGGTCCCATGTAGCAGCCGTCCACGTGAACGTTCTTGCACGGTATACCGTTGGGGCCCTCGTCGATCTGGATGGCCTCAGAGAAATACCTGTTGACCCTATACTCCGTAGCCCAGACGACAGGATCGGTTCCTATCGTGACCACGGTGGCGGTCTGCTTGTACGTCTGGGCGCCGTTTGCGGTTCCAGAAGTAACGTACACCGAAGCGCCATTGAGTTCCGCAGCGGCGTCGGCGTCGGTCGCCCGAACCGGCGAACCTGACGCCTGCACAACGTAGATGCCGTTCTGGGCGGACGAGGCTTGATCCTTTAGGAGGATTCGGTCATTCGTGGCCAGGACTACGCCGTCTACGGTCTGACCGTTGGCGAAGGCCGTAGTGAAGGTGCCGTTCGCGGTTGTAGCCACCCGGCACTGGCCCTTGTAGTAGGTCGTCCAGGTTTGCGAGGTAGTACCGATGGTGACGGACGCCGTGGTCTGGATCCACGCCTGCCCGCCCTGCGTGTTGCCGCTCCCCACAAATACGGCAGCGTCATCGGCCTCTGTCCCGCCATCCATGTCCGTGGAGCGAACCATGGCAGTGCCTGAAGTGGCGAAGACGTAGATGCCGTTCTGGGAGGCCGTGGACTGGTTCTTGAGGAGAACCCTGTCACCCGTGGACAGCGTGATGCCGTCGAACACCGCAGTACCTGGGTTAGATACGGTGACAGATACCGTGGAGGCTGCCTTCACGTAGGAGGTGGCGGTCGACGAGCTGACCGACTTGTACTCGTACGAATTCTTGAAGCCCTCGAAGCGACAGTCCTTTACCCTGACGCCGTCGCAGGTGTTCAGGTCTATCCCGTGGTACGCGCGAACGTTTCGCACGACGACGTCTCGAAAGATGATGGCCGAAGAGTTGGACAGGGTGAACGCACTGGCGCCCTCGACACCCTGAGCCCAGGTATGCCCCTTCATGTCCCAAGTACCACCCAGGACCGTCAACCCCGAACCGTTCAGGGTGTATGAGCTGTCCTGGCTGGTGTAGTCGCGGAACAGGTCATTCCCGGCCACGCCTGAAAATATGTAGGCCCCGTACGCCTCTATAGTGACGAGGCCGCCGATCACCTTGAAGGCGCTATTGAGCTTGTACTTACCCGGGTTGATCTTAAGGGTTGCCCCGCCGTTGGACGCGGCGTACGCCACGGCGGCGGTGGCGGCGGCCTGGAACGCGGCCTGCGAATCAGTGGCTCCCGTTGGGTCGGCCTTATACGCGATGACCTCGAACACGCCGCCATTGGGCCCCTGGGGGGAGAGGTACTTCATTGCGGGTCAACTCCCTTTCAGGTTTGGCTATCCGACCACTACAGCGGTGTACTGCGCCGAGCTGGGCGCCGTGGCGAACGTGATGGTCACGTTGTTGACGTCTGTGTGAACGACGTCCGCGAAGACCTGGTTGAAGGGCGTTGCCGTCTCGTAGATGTAGACCTGTACCTCGCGCCGGTTGAAGGCGTGGTTGATGGTGAACGAGGTGTTCGAGGCGTTACCCATCGTGGTGCTGTAGCGGCGGGCCACCACTGCGGTGTCGATGGAGAGGGTGGAGCCGCCACCACCGGCGATGCCGGTGCCCTGTGTCGCCAGACGGACCGCGTCGGCGTTGATCTCCAGGCCGGTGCCGGTGTTGACCGCCAGGACGCCTGTGGACTCCGTGAGGCCGTTGCCAGCCGCTCCAGAACCGACCCGAAGGCCGGACGCCGACTTGCTCAGCGTGGTGCCGTCCAGCTCGATGCTGAAGGTCGTGGAGGACAGCTCGATGCCCTGGCCGTCGGCGGTGTACGCCGTGCCGCCGCCGAACTGCGCGAAGACGATGTTGTCGGAGCCGATGACCGGTCCGGTGCCGCCTGCGACGTTCGTGGTCTGCGTGTACGCCTTGTCGGCGTTCGCGGTGCCCTGTACGACGAATACGGTGGCGTTGAGCAGCTCAGCCGAGGAGTCGGCGTCCAGGGCCCTGGTGGGGGCGCCAGACGCGTTGACGGTGTAGATACCGTTCTCGGTCTGGGTGGACTGGTCCTTGAGGAGGATTCGGTCGCCAGTGACGAGCGAGATGCCGTCTACGGACTGGCCGTTGGCGTACGCGGAAGCGAGGGTGCCGGTTACCGTGGTGGCAACCCGTACGGGGGCCTTCCACTTGAGACCAGCGAGCGAGTTATCGACGTACTGCTTGTTTGCGGCATCGGTCGCGGTGGAGGGGTCTGCGACCGCCTGTATCCGCTGGCTGTTGGCGTCGATGCCGGTCAGGAACTTGGTGGCCATTGCTGCCCCTTCAGGAGATTACGGCCGAACCGGTTACCGGCGCCGCGAAAGTGATGGTGGTCGTGTTCAGGTCGCCATGCTCGACATCAGCGAAAACCAGGTTGCCGAGAGCGTCGAAAATCGAAACATGCACCTTGCGGTTCAGGTTGTGACTCAGGACCCAAGAGTTGGACGCCACGACCTGTAGGTGCTCGAACGCGGACCCGCCAGGGGTCCCTGCGGGACCCGTTGGCCCCTGGACGCCCTGAGGCCCTGCGGCGGTCACCGTAAGCGCTGCGTCGGTCTTGGTGAGGTGGAGGGTGTTGTCCTGCTGGATGACGGTTATCTCGGTCACCGCGTCACCGCCGGAGACACCCAGGCCTTCCCCTGAACCAGTCGGGTGGTGATCCCGGCGCCGGATGTCGCCGTGATGTCCCACTCCGCGTTCTGGAAGCTGAGAGCCGAAGTCACCGACGGGGCAAGCTTTATGTCGATGACACCCGTCGAATTCAGGGCGCCGATCGACTGGCCTGCCGTCAGGGTGTTCGAGTCGAAATCGAGCAGCTTGACGGTGGTAGAAGGGGACTGACGGATCTGCATTCGTATGCGATACCCGGTCAGGTTGATGGGAGCCCCAGCGGGGTCCTTCCAGATGATGTACAGCGGGAAGGTTGCTCCCTGATCGATCGTGATGTTGTGCCGTGCCGCCATTTCCCCTCCTTCCTAGCCGATGACCTGAGCGTTGGCGCCAATACTGGGCTTGGGGGCGTTACTTGTCGCTGTCGCCGTCGCCGTACCGCCGGGGGCCGCAGTGCCACCAGGCTCCTTCAGGGCGATCGTGAAGGTGAGATCCCTGGAGTTGGAGGTAGTGGTACCGGTACTCGACCCGATAGCGCCCGCAGTCGCCTTGGTGCCCGTCACCAGGCCGACACTGTACGCCCAGCCCAGTCCCGTCGTTCCGGCGTCGTCCGACCGCTCGGTGATGTTGGCCAGGGCTCCGTTTGTGATGGCGCCGTTGTTGCAGTCGTATCCGGTTCGCATCAGCAGAACCAGCGTGTTTGCGACCGTAGTTGTCGCCGTGGGATAGGTGAGCGTCGTATCCACCGTGCTGTTGAAGGCGTTCGCGATGGCATCCCACGGGTTACCCGAGGTCTCGCATCCACGGAGGGCGAACATGCGGCCCGCAGCGAATTGATTTATACCCGAGGTCGTCGGGGCGGTTTCCGATCCGTCGTGCCTCTTCCAGAAGACGGCCATCTTGTTGCCTGCGCTGGTGTCGTACGAGGGGGACCCGGTGACATGCGCCCACCCTGAAGGCGTCGCAAGGGTGTCTAGGTCGGAATACTCGATACACAGAACGAGAATGTCGTCCGTGGTGTGACCGGTGGGCATGCCGGGGGCGATGTTCCCCTCGGCCGCCTGGAAGCTTCCGGCAGCCACGAAGGTGGGAGCAGCCATTTCCGCCCCCTCTCGTTAACGTTCCAGGTACTCCGCAGCCGCCCTGAGGCGCTTCGGGTCGTCATCCATGTGCCCTATGGCCAAATTGCACTTCGAGCACAGCAGGCCGCGCACCCTACCGGACAGGTGGTCGTGATCGACATGAGGGGCATTGTTCTTACCG